GGCCGAACAGGCGGCTTTGCCGCGCGTTGCAATAGCGTGAAAAACTTCCCTTTGTTGGTGTGCATAGAGGAATCATGGAGTCATTGTCCACAGTCAGTTACTTGGCGACAAGGGATAGTCGCGGGGCAGAATGTCGCCATCCCAAATCCCGCGACCGCGCGGTTGGGTGGCTCCGTGGCGGGGGCCGTTGATCCCAAGCTGCAATTCAAGAAGCTCGGCCTGAAACAGGTCACCACGGCAACCGGCAAGCAGGTCTGGCGTGGCAAGAACCGCACGTTCGAGATCAAGACCGCAGCGCATCCACTCGGCGCGGTGTTCGAGCGCGTCGGACCCGGAAAGGACGATATCCGGATCGTATACACGTTCAACGCCCCATTCCACCTCAAGGCGATGCTCGATTTCGTGGATATCGCCCGTGCCACCATGCGCGATCGCTGGCCGATCGAGTGGGCGCTCGCCAACGCACGCAACCCAAGCCGCTAATGGCCACCAACTTCCCGCGCTAGAGATTTACGGCACGGGTCACACGATTGTCCCGTTCAACGACGGCCTCTTTCGCCACGACTTGCATGTGGTGCTCCACTCACGGAATGTGCTGGCCGGTTTCAAGCCGAGGAGTCTGTCATGACCGAACTGAAAGCGTCAACTGAACACGGCAACATGGTGCGTGATCCCAAAGATGAATGGCCGGAAGATGAGCCGGTTGGGTCTTTCGATATCACGCTCTCGAAGATCGAAGGGTATCCCGACGCCACTGCGCACATCATGTTCGTGTGCCCCAACGCGAAGCGGTGTGCCGTCTTCCTTGGCCCGACGCATGTGCCCCGCCCCGCTGACGATAAACTCAACATCTGGAGTTGGGACGGCAACATGGAGCGCCCGACCATCACTCCGTCGATCAACTGCATCGCGGAGAAAGATGGAAAGCCGACCGGCGGATGTGGCTGGCATGGGTTCATCACGAACGGAGTCATCAAGTGACCCACGAAGAACTCGCACAACTCCTCACGGAAGCGAAACGGCACCTGAAGCGAGTAGCATCGCAGAGTACGGTTGCTGAAGAAAGCGCCGCGAAGTACGATCTTGTGCATCGACTCGAAGCCGCTGCGGCCTCCCTGCGCTCGGCAGAGGCGACCTCACCGGACTTTCCGAAGTTGGGCGCGATTACGCGGAGCGAACCAATCCAAGCCTACGGCGTGCGGCACTGTCGCGGGCATTGGCACGTCACACGGTGTGGCGAGGATTTGCAGGGAGATGGAATCGCTACGCAGTACGAAACCATCGACGCCGCGCTCGACGCAGCCGACAAATGCAATGCTGACTGGTACCAACCGGCGTCCCCCTCAGCAGACGCGGGAGAAAAGACGCACGACATTATGGCATGGTGGATTCGCGGCACGGGACCGCGTGACGGCCGCGAGCCAACCGTCGTGTTCACGAAGGCAGAGGCGGAACGCTACGGCGCAAACGCATGGCCGCTCTACCTCCATCCCGCCCCTCCCGAGACGCGCCCAGCGGACAGCGAACGGTCGGAGCGAAGGCAGTACACTGAAGCGGAGATAGTCGCGCACAACGGCGATCCGGTGTGGGAAGCTATTTGGGGCGCGATCAAGGGGTGGGACATCAGCCGCACGTCGAACGGGCTGTACGGTTCCCCGACTGGTGATGATGCTACGGTGATTTACGACGCTATCCAGTCCGCCCGCTCCGCTCAGGAGAAGACCGATGGGGAGTAAGCCGCTCTGCATAGACTTGTTCTGTGGTTTAGGCGGATGGACCGAAGGGTTCTTGGCCGAAGGCTGGGACGTGATCGGTTTCGACATTGAGCAGCATGTCTATGGCGAGCATCGGTATCCGGCGCAGTTGGTGTTGCAGGACGTGAGGACGATTCACGGCGCACAGTTCAGGTCGGCGGATATGATCGTGGCCTCGTCGCCCTGTCAGGAGTTCAGTTGGCGCGCGATGCCGTGGAAGAAGGCGAAGGCCGCGCCGCCCCCGTATCTCGGCATGGAGTTGTTCGCTCAGGCGGCGCGGATTCAGAAAGAGGCGTGTGACGCGGCGGGACGGCGTTGACGGGTGGAACAGGATGCATTGCGGTGGCTGTCAGGTGATCGGCACGCGCCATGAAAGTGAGGCCGCCGCGATCGCTCAGTGGAATCGTCGGGCACTCCCCGCGTCACTGACCACTGTGTTCAACGAGTGGATCGCGATGGTGCGCGTGGACGGCTCATCCCCCGCGCAGGTTCAGCCTGCCGACTTCAACGAACTGTGTCAGGCCGTCGCTGAGGCGGTGCGGGGATGAAACCGTACTACGAATCAGGCGGGATTACGATCTACCACGGAGACTGCCGCGAGGTGATGCAAGAACTAACGGCGTCAGTCGTGATTGCTGATCCGCCTTACGGTGACACGTCGCTCGAATGGGATTCGTGCGTGGATGGTTGGGTGCATCTGATCCCCGCTTCGCAACTCTGGTGCTTCGGCTCGATGCGCTTCTGGATGGAGCGCGGCGGACAGTTCAGCGCATGGGGGAAGTACGCGCAGGAGATCGTCTGGGAGAAGCACAACGGTTCCTCGTTTCACGCCGACCGATTCAAGCGCGTGCACGAGTTCGCTGTGCACTGGTATCGCGGGTCGTGGGACGACCTCTATCACGTCACGCCGACCACGCCGGACGCGACGAAGCGCACACTGCGCCGCAAGCAACGACCGCCGCACACCGGCCACATCGAAGCCGGCGCGTATCAGAGCGAGGATGGCGGCCCGCGCCTCATGCGCTCGGTGCTGCAGGTGCGCTCGTGTCACGGCGAAGCGCAACACCCGACGCAGAAACCGCTCGGCATACTTCGCCCGCTAATCGAATACTCGTGCCCGCTTGACGGTGTCGTGCTCGACTGCTTCATGGGCTCCGGCTCAACGCTCGTCGCTGCGAAAGACGCGCATCGTCGCGCTATCGGCATTGAGATCGAGGAACGCTACTGCGAGATCGCCGCCGAGCGTCTCAGTCAGGAGGTACTGGCCTTATGACGCCGGTACTCACTTTCACGAACACCCTTCACAATCGCAACCATCCTCTTAATGTGTCGGCGTCTGATGGTCGTGCTGGTGTTGTTAAGGTGATCGACTCTCTCCGGCAGGGGAGGGAACCATGACGGTGCTGACCTCGTAAAAAGCCGTCATCCGGCTTGCGGTACTAGCGAAAACCCGCTCAATCGCGTATTCTCTCCCGCAAGTCTCCATCTTTCTCCTACGCGCCCGTGAAGAAGACGCTCTACACGTTGGACATCGGCGATTACGCCCCGGAAATCAAGGCGATCACCTTCCCGCTGCAGCAGGCGTGGGCGGACAAGATCGGCGCCACCTTCGTCCCGATCACGCAGCGGAAGTTCGAGGGCTGGCCCGTCGTCTACGAGAAGCTCCAGATTCGCGACATCGCCGCCGAGCGGGACGATGATTGGTCGATCTTCCTGGACGCCGATGCGATGATCCACCCGGATCTTTTCGACCTGACCGAGCGGTTGCCGATGGACACGGTGTTCCACTACGGCTCCGACCAGCGCGGCATTCGGTTCGCAGCGGACGACTACTTCCGGCGCGACGGACGCTTCATCGGCTCCTGCAACTGGTTCACGATCGGCTCGCGGTGGTGCCGCGACCTGTGGCGACCGCTCGACGATCTCACGCTCGAGCAGGCCGTGACGCGCATCTTCCCGACCGTGGCCGAGCGGAATGGCGACGGGACGCCGGGGAGCGTGGTCGAAGCGAGCCACCTGATCGATGACTACACGCTCTCGCGGAACATTGCCCGCTTCGGCCTCAAGTTCCAGAACGCGACGGACCTGTTCACAGCGATCGGCTCGAAGCCCGGCTACGCTTGGCATGTCTACAACAAGGCGAACACCGACAAGATCAATGGCTGGACGGTCGACCAGGAGTTGCCGGACGGCCGCAAGGTACAGGTCAAGCAGCCCGGCATGAAAGACGTGCTGGTGAAGTGGAACCTTCGGCCCGCAGGAGGTTGAGCCTATGCCGGGATTCAAGCCGACGATGCACGAGTGGAAGGAAGGGACGTTGCACTCCGGCTCGAAACGCGGGCCGATCGTGACGTCCCAGAGGCAGGCCGAGGCGATCGCGTTCAGCGAACAGGGCGAGCGCCGGAAGCCGAAGAACAGCAAGAAGAAACGCCCCGCGAAAGGCTCGGTCAAGATCCGTCGCGCGTTCGCGGCGCACCGTTCGCAGGTCATGTCGCATTCCCACGAGGAGGACTGATGCCGAAAGCCACCGCCGGCGCCCACGCGCCCATGTCCGCGTCGATCGACGCAATGCCGAAGGAGAAGCCGCCCGTCGCGCCGTTCAAGGCGCACAAGGGCGGTGTCCGCGCGACGGGCACCGTCTCCGAAGTTTCGAAGCACCCCCGCGGCGGCTCGCACGTCCGCGTGACGATCCGGCATACGCCGGAGAAGAAGGCGAACGAGTTCGAGCCGTACGACGCCGGCCACGAAACCTCCGTCACCATGCCAGGGCACCTCGCCAAGCGCTTCCCGTTCGGGAAGAAGGTCGCAGTCCACGTCATGCCGCACGGTGCGATGGGTGCGGGCGGCGGACAGGAACTCGACGAGGAAGACGATGAGGGCGAGTCCGCTGGCGCGCAGGACAACGAAGGGGTGGACGAAGAGGAGACGCCCATCTCGAAGGCGTACAAGAAGGCCGGGAAGAACGGCAAGTAATCAGCGCTGTAGTACCCGCAAGGCGTAGTGGTGGTGTAGGTTACGAGCCTCCCCGCTCGGCTTGGGCGGGATTCGTCGAGGGAAATGAATGGCATCCGCAAAGGCACCCGCAAAACGGGGCAGGGGGCGACCTCGGGTCCATGACCGTGAACAGGTCATGGCTGTGGTGTGCGAACTACTCGCCAGCGGGAAGGCGCACACGATGCGCGATGCGGCGAAGAAGGCTGGTGTCACCGCCGGAACCGTTTGCGAATATGCAGCACTGCCTGAATATGCGGAACGTTACGCACGCGCTCGCGAAGCCCAAGCCGAGAACGTCGCCGCGCGGGCTGTGAGTCGTGCGCAGGGCGCTACGCCGGAAAGTGTGAACGCCGACCGGCTCGCCGTCGATACCGACAAATGGCTCGCCTCAAAGCTGTGGCCGCGGACGTTTGGTGATCGGACGCAGGTCGACTTCGGCGATCTGTCTCAAAAGACGGACGAGGAACTCGAGCGGATTGCTGCCGGTGCGCGTCCTGACCTTCGGTTGGTCAAGACGGCGTGACGGTGCCTGCGGCGGTCCGCGCGGCGGCGATCTTGGAGCTTCGGCGCCGCCGGCGCGCGCAGACTGAGCTGTCGATCGATCCGTTGCAGCGGTTGCTGGATCCGACGTTTACTGGCCGCATCTGGCTGTATGAAGCATCAAAGATCGGTCCCGAACTGCCGGGCTCGCTCCACGCCAAGCAGGTCGAGGCGCTTGAGCGTGACACCCTGCACTCGTGGCTTTTCTGGGCGAACCAGTCCGGGAAGACCACACTCGGGGCCGTGGCAACGGCACTCCTCTCCCTCGGTCGCCATCCCCTGCAGCAAGCCGGTGTGATCGCGATGCCGCCGATTCAGGCGTGGGCCTCGGCGCTCTCGTGGGAACTGTGGCAGAACGTGTTGCTGCCGGAACTGCTGACGTGGATCGCGCCGGATCGGATCGTCGACGCACCGGCGCCGTTCCGGGCCTCGATGAAACGCGACATCCTCGTGAAAGCCGACAACGGGCAGATCTCACGCATCACAGGCAAAGCCGCCGAACAAGGCTCGGAGAAGTACCAGGCGGCGCGTGTGCATTGGGTGTGGTTGGACGAAGAGCACCCGGAAGCCGTGTGGAACGAGATGCAGCCGCGGCTCGCTCGGTTCCGAGGGCGGACGATGGCGACAATGACGCCGCTCAAAGGGGAATCGACCTATGTCTTTTCCCGCATCTACGAACCGGTGCACAGCGGGCGGATTCCGCTGGACCGGCACTGGTTCAGCCATGCCGGCGTCGCCGACAATCCCGGTATTTCGGACGCCCGCGTGCACGAGCTCGAGGCCGAGTTCGCGAACACGCCGTCGCAGCTGGCCGCCCGTCTCTACGGGAAGTTCGTCAAGCCGGCGGGTGCGGTTTACCAGTTTGACATCTCGAAGCACGGCGTTGATCTCGAGGGCACGCGGTTGCAGTCGTTCCTCCGGCGCGCGAAGCTGTACGGCCTGTTCGACTTGGGGAAATGGCGATTCGCGTTCGCGTGGGGTGGCGTCGATGACGATGGCCTGACGCTAGTCGACGAAGTGTTCAGCCAGAACGAGTCGGCGGACCAGCGTGCGAAGAAGATCCACGACCAGCTCACCGGGCACGGCGTCCGGGAGATCTCAATCTGGGGCGAGTGTGCGGACCCTGAGGAACTGCGCGCGATCAACGAAGCGTTCGAGCGCCTCGACTCCCCGTTCCGGTTCTATCCAGTCGAAGCGAAGCTGAAGAACCGGAAGCAGGGCATTACCCGCGTGGAGTCGATGATCAACCGCGGCGCGTTGCGCGTGCGACGCTCGATGGGCCGCGGTCAGGTCTGGCGGCTCGGGATGTCGTCCGCGTCGAACGGCGCGCCGATGGAGGGGTCACGGTGGGTCTGGGAAGCGAACAACTGGCAGTACCCGGAAATGCCAGACGGCAAGGTGCAGAAAGACGACCCGGACGACGCCTCGGCGGATGGCGCGGACATGATGGACGGCACGCGGTACCTCGCCATGACGCTGTACGGATCGGTGGAAACGGAAGTCGCAGCCCCGCCGAACAAGACGCGGCTGCAGGAGATCTGGCGGGAGTTGGACGAACCCGTGAATCAGAAATCGGTGGAAGAGAAGTACGGATCAGTCCTTCGACAGGGGTGAGTATGGGTGATGAACGAACCGTAGATGCATCGACCGCGTTCTTGACGGAGTTTGCGCGGATGCCGTCCGCGATGTTGCGTGCCGCGGCCCATGCCTGCGAAAGGCTGGAGGCCATGAACGCCTCGTTGCGCGAGCAGCGGGACCGGGAGTATCGTCTCCGCGAAGCCGCGACGGCACAGGCGCAAAAGGATCGGGCGCGCGACCGGCGCGTCATGCTGTCGTACCGCCGGACGATCCGATTGCTCCAGAAAAAGAAACGGCCAATAGCCCGCGGGCGCGCGCGCGCGGCAAGGGGGAAGAAGTGACCGAGTACACCAAGGCGGGCAACTGCCCGCGGTGCGGGGCGCCGACGCGATGACCAAACATCGGAGGAGCAGATGACGTATCAGTTTGCTGGGAATTGTCCAAGGTGTGGCGCTCCCATCTTCTCGTATGTGGAGGATGAGCGAGAAGCGCAGGGACTCGTGAGCTTGCCGGCTCTCGCGCCGAAGTGCCACTACACCTGTGACTGTCACCTGACGTTGCCGGCGCTGGACAAGAGCGACCTTGCGCCGATGCCGTCCGTGTCAGAAGCGGACGCGAAGTACGTCGACAAGATGCGCGACGATTCGCGCGGCAGGGAGGATTAATGCCACGGGACGACGATGCTGTCCCCGTAGGGCGGTTGCCCGGTGATTATCACCCCCACGAGCCGCTTACAGCGGACGCAACTGACAGTCAGATATACGAGCGCGCGCTTGCCCTTCGTGGTGGGAATGGGCTCTCCGTCGTGCTGACGGCGCGGGAGTTTGCGGCCGCCTGCGTGGCGGCGGATCGCGCCAAGCGGGAGGTTCAGAATGACTGACGACATCGTGTCCCTCGAAGACCGCGCTCGACAGAAAGCCTCGAAGCGGAGCGGGCCGGATGTGCTCGGGTCCGTCAACGACCTGTGCACCCGGAAGGAAGCGATCGACGCCGCCGTGTCAGTCGGCCGAACCGTGTACGACCAGGTGAGCGCGGAACACGGGAAGGCATTTGCCGAACTGGAGCGACAGGTCGCGGCGCGCATCCGTGGCGAGTTCGCCGCGCGTACTGTTCGCGCGCGAGTTGCGCGCGCTGGTGTGCGCGTGCTCGATGCGCTTCGCCGGTGGGCGAGAGCGCTCAACACGACGCCTGCCGAGTACAACGGTGTCTGGACGGGCGACGAGCCGCCGAAGACGCCGGATGACGTTGCGGTCGCGCTACCGAAGATTCGCGAGTTCGAAGAGTGGGGGCCGGAATCCGATGCGTGGGTGAAGCTCGGCGGCGTGGCGCTCGGACCGGACGCGCTGAATCCGGGACCGCTCGCGCGGCGGTTGCGCTGCCCGTCGACGGACACGTTGCGGGAGTATGCGGCCGCGCTTGGCGCCGATCCCGCGGCGATCGAGGACGGGGAACTGTCGAAGGCCGTCGAGGGCGAGGTCTTGGACGACTGCCGGAAGCTGGTGCGTGGAGAGGTCATCAAGCGGGTTGACACGAAGCCGGAGCTAGTCGTATGAGCGTGAAAGCGTACAAGCCGAGGGTATGCGCGCGCGCGGAGTGCGGTCGGAGTTTCGCGCCGGTCGGGCCGCGGCAGATTTATTGCTTGGAAGGAACCTGCACACTTGAGCGACTAGCTGCGGTGCGCGCCGCGCAGAAGGATGGCCGAAAGGTCGCAACGCCAGCGCCTCGCCGTCGCGGGTCGCGGCCGACGCACGGCGATGGGTGTGGCGAGACGCGAATGCTCGAACCGTTGCGCTGCGGCTGCGGGAAAGCGATGGAGCTCACCTGCCCGAATGAGTGTGCATCGTGAGCGATCTTGAGCGCGGGGCGTTCCTCATAAAAGACGCCGAGTTCCTCGAAGCCATCGCGGGATCGTTCGAGCAGGTGAAGGTCCGACCGAAGATGGCAGGGCCGAAGCACGCCGAGGAGGCTCGGATCAATCAGGAGTTGTTCACGACGAAGGCGCGTCGACTGCGGTCGATCGCCGCGCGGATTCGGCACGTGCTGGGTGAGGATAAACCGTGATACGCTACCACTCGCGCTCGGCGATCGATCCGCTCTGTTTCACCGGGTTTAAGGGCCGCGCATTGATCGGTCGAGCTTTTGTTCAGCGCGACTGGTCGACCGGGTTGCACACACTCGGTAGAAGCTGGTCGTGGAATACGCAACTGAGCGTTGGTTCGCGCGTTTGGCCGTGGCAAGCGTGGGCCGTGTCGAGAATCAACGTTACCCAGTGGCGTCGTGTGTTCGTAGCGCGCGGCGCGACCGCTTTCGCGCCGGCGAGTCATCGCCGCAAGACCTGGCTCGTTTGGTACTTGTTCAACGAAGTGATGAAGCGGTTCATTCGGGAACTGCCGTGAAAGCCACGCGGCGGATGCGGGAGTTGCGAGCCATGCCGAAGTCGACGCGCGTCGCGCTCGGTTTCTGGCGACGTCGAGAGTCGTTGCGTGGCGTGCGGGAACTGTTCGCGGTGTCGCATCTCGCACGCATGCTCGGCGCTCGATGAGTATCCCCGCGTTGCTGCAGGCCGCGAACGACGTCGACCTAAAGCGGCACCGTTCGACCCTTACCGTGTATCTGCATCTCGTGAGTGTGCTTGATGTGGGCGAGTTTCGCATCCTCTCGCATGGGGAAGTCGCGCGAAAGCTTCGCATGGATCCTCACACCGTAGGCGACGCGATGCGCACGCTCTGTGAACGCGGCTACTTGGTGCGAGGCGGCAAGATGATGGATCGGTTCACATACCGCCTTCTCCACTCCCGTCGCTCTCAATTGTAGTCAAAACCGCAAGTCGTTTTGTGGGTACGTATTGGCTCACCCGTCGCGTGCGCGCATCATAGCCGCAGCGGGATGGCGCAGTCCGGCAGCGCGCGCGGCTCATAACCGCGAGGTCGTCGGTTCAAATCCGACTCCCGCCACTTTATGCGCGAGCGCACGGTCACTCTGGAGTTTGTCGGCGGTCCTCGCGACGGTGAGGAGGCACCGCTTGGCGCACCCGTGGAGATCGTCCGGGGCTGGCACCGCTACGTCCTGACGAAGGACGACACGGGCGCTGTCTTCTACGAGTACCGCGGTCGCGTGGAATCCCTTGACCTTCCGCACGCCGCGTGAGTACGAACGCGAAGACGGACCTCGGCGCCGAAATCCTCAACATGGCGTATGGGGACCCGCCCCCGATCGACGCCGACGACGACAAGAAGGGCCAGTATCCGTTTGCGCGGTACACCGTACAGTCGGACCACTACGTCGGGTTCTATCAGACGTGGGTCAAGACGATCCTGTTTCTGCTCGGCCGGCAGTGGCTGAAGTGGATGTCCGGGTCACGGCAGTTCACGACCGACACCTCCGTCCCACCGTGGCGCCAGCAGCCGGTCACGAACATCGTCTACGCGGTCTACCGGACGCTGGCGAACAAGCTTTCAAAGCAGAAGCCAGCGCTCGAAGTCGTGCCGCCGTCCGGCGACTCGGACGCGCGCGAAGCCTCGCAGCTCGCCGGTTCGCTGCTCGACTATCTCTGGCGAAAGCTCAAGTTCCAGAAGAAAATCCGCCGCGGCATCGGGTGGTTCTTGTGCACCGGCCAAGTCTACGCGCGGGTGCACTTCGATCCCGAAGCGGGCGAAATGATCCCGCTGACCGAACTGCGCGAGATCCCGCATCCCGATGCTGAGATGGCGGCCGCTGGCGAGACGATCGACGTGCCCGTCCCGCTGGACGACCAGGGCGAGCCGATCGTTGGCGAGGACGGCGAGATCAACTACGACGCGAACCCCGCGCTCGTGCCACAGGGCGAGATCGCGCTCGACTTTGTCGATCCGCTCTGCGTCCGCTACAACCCGGAAGCAGAAGACGAGGACGACGCCTACGAGATGTACGTCGCGACGCTCTGGCCGAAGCAGAAGGCGCTGCGCCATTTCAAGCTGAAAGAGACGGACCTGTCGCCATCCGGTTCAGATTCCGGCGACCGACAGATGTACGACGACCTGCTGAGTTCGGCGGCGGCCGGTCCCGGCTGGCTGACCAATCAAGGGTTGCTCGGCTCGCAGATCGGTTCCTCGCAGGACACCGCACTCGGCGACCGCGTGCTTGTGATCGAGTTCTATTCGCGCGAGAATCCGGAAGAGTTCCCGAACGGTCGGCACTGGATCACGATCGGGATGAAGAAGGTCTGGCCGCCAGCGGACGACAAAGACTACCCGGACGGCGAAGCGCCGTTGCCGAACGGGTTCTGGCCGCCGCTGGTGCCGATCCTTTCGACCCCGATTCCCGGCCAGCCGCAGGCGATGGGCGCGCTCCCGCAGGTCGTTCCCCTCAACGAAGCGTACAACTCGCTCGACGGGAAGATTCTGGAGCACGAAGTCACGATGGCGATGGGTGGGAAATGGACCGTGCACCCTGAAGACAAAGGGCTCACCATCACGTCCGACCCCGCGCAGGTGCTGCCGTCCAAGGGCTATGCGCTCGGGAAGCCGCCGATTCAGGCGACGCTGCTGGCGTTGCCTTCGGAAGTCTACAACGAACGCAACGTCATCATGGACAAAGTCCGGCTCGTGATGTCGCTGTCGGAGGTCGAGCTCGGCAAGAAGCCAGAAGGCGTCTCGGCCGGGCGCGCCTTCCTCGTGATGCAGGAAGTGACGGACTCGGTCATGGGGCCGGATCTCGAAGCGTGGGAAGACGCGCTCGAGGAGATCGGCAACCGCTGTCTTATTCTGGCGCGCTCGCACTACCGCGAAGAGCGGAAGATCCAGATTCGCGGTGAGCGCGGGAAGTGGGAAGTCCGGTCCTTTGACCGCGCGAAGCTGGTCGACGGGCTCACGGTTCGCGTGCAGGTCGGCTCCTCGTTCCCGTGGTCGAAGTCGGCGCAGTGGGACACGAAACTCGACGTGCTCGGCAAGTTCCCCGGCCTCGTGCAGAAGCCGGACGGCACGGTCGACCATGAGAAGTTCTCGCACTTCCTCGACACCGGATCGACCGGCCTCGCTGGCTTCGAGACGGACGAAGATGAGGATCTGGTCGAAGTGCAGATGGAGCACGCCATGTTCGAGGTGCTCGATCCGGCGAAGGGCGAGGTGCAGATCCCGCAACTCGGCTTCTGGCAGTCGCAGCCGAAGCACCTCGAGGAGCATTTCCGGTTCATGAAGCGGGAGCGCGCCCGGTTCGATCGGTGGACGCCGTTCGCGCAGAACGCCTTCCTCGAGCACATGAAGCAGACGATGCAGGCCGTGGACGAAATCGCGGAGCAGGCGGCGAACGCGGCCGCTGGCCCCGGCGAAGCGCAACCGCCCGGCCAGCCATCGCCGCTTGGCGCGCCCGGTGGTGGCCCTCCGAACCTTTCGCTCGTCCCTGGCGGCGCTGGTCCGGCCGCAGCCTCACCTCCGGCGCCCGGCGGTAGCACGCCCCGCGCCATGACTTCCCCTGCGCTCGTGCCTGCGGACTTCGCCGCAGCCGGTGGCGCACGGTAGAGAACCGCCCTCCTCAGAGGATTCTCCGATGACCGCTCCTGCCGCTGGTTCCGCACCCGCTCAGACTGACAACGACCGCGCCGTCGTGGCCGAGGCCGACTTCATTGCGAAAATGGTGGAAGATGCCGGCAAGGGCGATGACGCAGGCGCCGGCGCGAAGCCGGACGCGGACGCGCAGGAAAAGACGGCGAGCGGTGCGGATGCGGGCGACGAGTCCGCTGGTGGCGGGGATGCGGATGCTGGCGCGGCCGATGACGCGGTCGACGACGAAGGGGACGACGAGGGCGAGGCGAACGCCGCTGGGGAGAGCGGTGCAGGCTCGGACAGCGACGACGACAGTGCGGCCGCTGATGGGGATGATGATGCGGACGACGAACCGGGCGCTGGCATCACGTCGGCGCTCGAGCGCCACGGTGCGAAACTGACGATTGACGATCTGCCCGAGGAGGCACGGCCGATTGTTCGGCAACGGCTCCGGCAGATGGAGGCGCCCTTCACGCGGGCGATGCAGGAGGCGAAAACGTTCCGGCAGGAGAAGGCGGCGCTCGTCGCGGAGAACAAGTTCATGCGGGAGAATCTCGTCGACTTCGTGGTCGAGGAACTGCTCAAAGATCCCACCAAAGGCGAGGCGATCAACGCCAAGCTGGAGGAAATCGGCGGCAACGCGACCAACCGGAAGGCGCATGAGATCGTGGTGAAGGAGACGCGCGAGAAGCTGGCGACGGAAGCCGCCGGCGCCGTCGAGCAGGAGGCCGCGTGGCAGCAGCGGCCTGCGCTGGTCGAGAGATACGCGCGGAAAAATGCTGACGCCGCGGGCGTCAAGTTCGAGGACATCGAGGAAGCGATCGCAGATCACGTCACCCAGCACGGCGATATCACCCCCAAGGACATCGACCGGCTGATCACGACGACTGCGAAAGTCGCCACGAGTTTGACTCGGAAAGGCAAGCGCGACGGCTCGAAGCAGTACGTCACTGACAAACTGAAAGACCGGAGGACCGCAGGGCTGAAGGTGAAGCCCGGCTCGGGGTCCGCGCCGGCGCCCGGCAAAGGGAAGGCTCCGTCGACGGACGCGGAGTTCCTGCAGCACGCCGAGGCGACGCTCGTGGCCCGCGGGATGTAGCGGTTTCTCTCACTCACTCACGGAGGACAACACGATGGCTGGATACGTAGCGACTTTGGCGGCGTGGGACGCGCTCCTGCAGGAGGATTACGTGCAGGGGCAGATCGTCTCCGCCATCAACATCGCCACGCCGTTCCGCGACACGCTCAAGCGGGTCGGGATGACGACGGGTCGCGAGCGGCTGTACGCCGCCAAGGTGAACCCGTCCGAAGGCGTTGGCGCCCGGCAGGAGAACGCCCAGATGCCGCCCTACGGCGCGGGCGAGTACGTGGACGTCACGGTGCGCGCGAAGTACAACTACGCGCCGTTCAAGATCACCGGACAGTCCGAAGAGTTCGGCACGCGGAAGGCGTTCGTCGAGTTCGCCCTCCAGATTCTCAAGGACACGAAGGAAGGGCTCCGGCTCTTCACCGGCCGTCAGTGCTGGGGTGATGGCACTGGCTGCATCTGCGCCATCAACAACGGTGGCGGGTATGCCGCCGGCGTCTCTACCGTCACGGTCGACGCGCCCTACGGCGTCACATGGGGCTCGCTCGCCGGCAACACCACGTTCCTTGTCCGTCGCCGGATGGTCGTGCAGTTTGGCGCAGAGGACAATGCGGGGCAGGGCTACTCGGTGACGTCGGTCGGCACGACGAGCTTCACCTTCACGCCCGCCCTGCAGAATGCGGTCGCGGATGACGCGGCCGTGTCGATCCTCGCCTCGGCCAACAACGAGATCGGCGGTGCGTTGCTGTTTGCGGCGACGGCGTCGTTCATGACGTCGGTGCTCAACCAGGGTTCGGGCCTCGGCACGACGATTTACAACGGCATCGATCGCGCGCTCTTCCCAGAGTGGGAAGGGAACGTCGTCAATGCGGGCGCCGCGCTCTCGCTGACGCTGATCCGCACGATGCGGGACACGATCTACAAGCGGACGGACGACGAAGAGTCGAACCTGATGATCGGTTCGACCGAGATGGCGCGCGACTACGAGGCGCTGCTCACGCCCGCGCAGCGGTTCGTGCCCGCCACGAAACTCGAGGGTGGTCACACGATCCTTGAGCACGACGGCCTGCGCTTCTCGAAGGACTCGAAGGCGCCGATCAAGATGCTGGCGTTCTTCGACACGAAGTGCATCGCGTGGGCGCAGACGAAGGATCCGCACTGGCTGCAGGACGGCCAGGGCATCATGCGCGTCGTGCCGGGGCAGGACGCCAAGGAAGCGCTGCTCAAGTGGTACTCGAACCTTGACTGCGAGGAACCGCGCCGTCAGGGACTGCTGTACAACGTCACGACGTCATAACCCGGAGGACGACCCCATGTCAGGATTGACGAAGCCGCAGAACAAGTCGGGCTATCCGGCGCTGGACGATACCCGTGCGAGCTACAACCTGCTCGTGCAGGACGTGAACTACTTCGCGCTCAACCGGAGCGGTACGGTCGCGCCGGGATGCGCGACCGGCGCTGGCAGCGGCATCAAGGCCGCGACGGCGAACGCGACGACGTACATCGCGGGTGGCAAGCCCACCGCACTCGGTGCGTCGGGCAACTACTGGGATCTCACCACGGCTGCGCAGGGTGCGACGGTCATGGTCGGTCCAGCGGCGATCAAGTATCGCCTGATGGCCGACTCGGGCCAGAACGCGCACGTGCAGAGCTCGTCGGTGGATCCGACCGGCAATGCGAACAACTGCGTGTTCCCCTCCCAGCCGGCGAACAACAACACTATCCTCGGAATGCTGACCGTGGTGGTGTCGGTCGGGAACAACTTCACGCCCGGCACGACAGGGCTGGGAGGCACGGGTGTCACGAACACCTTCATCGACGGCTCGGACGGTTCGGAGCTGATCGCTGGACTGCTGACGCCGTAATCATCGGGCTCCGGAGTCGGGCACTTCCGCTCGGCTCCGGGACTCGCCTTTCATGGAGAACACCCGATGACGACCCTCAGCAACAACACGTACAACGCGCTCGTGTACGCGCTCGGTCCCGGCGGCAACGCCTCGGCCGCAGAGATCGACGGCATTCTTGCCGGGAACGACATCACGCTCGCCGATACCAACATCCTCGTCGGCAACTCGACGGGAAAAGCGGCGGCAGTCGCGGTGTCCGGTGATGCGACGCTCGCGGATACCGGAGCGCTGACCATCGCGTCCGGGAAGCTCGTCGGCGCTGGCTTGGTGAACCTGCCAGGCAACGCCACGGGCAACACCACGGTACTCGCCGCGGCAGGCCGCGCGCGCACGTGCATCATCGTCGTGACACCGTCCGCGAACTTTGCGAACGGCAACGGCGCCCAGCCGACGTTCACGCTGGGGCAGGGCAGCAACAACAACTCGATTGCCGTGACCGGTGACTTCACCGGGGCGAACACGAATCAGAACTTCACGTTCGCGACGACGCTCGGGGCAAACAACGCGCTGGTGGCGGCATGCGCCGCGGCCGCGACGGGCAACGCCACGGGTGGGATCAACGTGACCGCCATCGCGGTCGGCTAACTCACTTCGGAGGAAGGACGATGTCGACTTACAGTCAGTACGAAGTCCGAGTCTGCCGCAGCGGCGTGCTCATGTTCCACTCGGAAACGCCGACCGCCCTCGCGGACTGTCAGGCGCAGGCGGCGACGATGGCAGCGCAGTATCCCAACGAGGCGCTGTGCGTGGTGCCCCGCGGGTTCGCCACGGTCGGGAGTGCGCAACTGGTCGTTCCCGGTCCGCAGGCTGTGGTCACGGCGACCACGTAGAGGATCGTGGACCAGCCGCAGAGTCAGGAGCAGGTTCAGCCGGTGGTGGATGCGCTCCGCCGGCTGGACCCGTTGCTCGATATCCGATGGAACCCGCAGGCGCTGATCATGCGTCACGGGCAGTACGATGTGAACGGGCGGCCGCTGCCAGCGATCTACGATGGTCGATGGGAGGTCGTGCGGTACGACACGCCCCACGTGGGCGGCGCGATGTTCGCGGGCCAGCGGCAGGGCCACGACGCGCCGTGCGCGGTCATCTATCAGGTGCGGGGCGAACAGGAGTGCTACAAGCCGATCGGGTTGTGGCTGATCGACTTCATGCAGCAGTGGGACAGCCAGCAGGCGCACTTCCGGGATGAGTTGGAGCGCATGCGGCTGGAGGATGAACGAGAACAGGAGGCCGCGCTGGCGATCGACGAGGGCGCGGTGGAGGAGATCGTGCACGGCTTGGCGTTCGCCTCGAAGCATGAGGGCGGACGGTCGGTGTGGTACGGCGGGGGCTTTGATCCCGCCGAGTTGGGGCAGCGCGCGCGCAACGCGATGGCGCCGCCGAACGGCGAACCCGCGCTCATCCCCGAGCGCACTCGCTGACACTCAAGGAGACAGACCGATGGGACTCGCACGTGTCAAGACCGCGCCGCCCGTTCCGGGCGAGTTTGGCCCGAATGACCACCACTTCGAGAACGGGCAGCTGAAGCCGGGACTCGGGAAGGATCACCGCCCGCGCGCGCTCATGCGCGCTGGCACACTGATCGAGGAGCCGCCCGATAAGCAGGAGCTGCGATCCAAGGCCGCGGCACTGCGCGCGGTCGAGCAGGAGCAGGCGCGGAAGGCGGCGGAGATCGAAGAGGCGGCGGCGAAGCTGGCCGAGCGCGAAGCGGCGTTCGAGGCCCGTGTGGCCGCGCTGACGGACGACGAGGACGAGCCGAAGGCCAAGAAGAAGTAGTCCCTACTCACTGAGGATCCGGTCATGACAGCGACAGGCGGAGATTTCGCGGCGCCAGCAAACGAAGCGGTGGCAGTGACGCCGAGCGATACGGTGGCCCTGGCCGTGCCCTCGCGGGCGCTCTACGTCGGCGGGGCTGGCAATGTCGCGGTGGTCATGGCCGGTCCCGGTGCTTCGCTTGGCGAAGGGGTCGCGGTCACGTTTACGAACGTGCCGGCCGGCGCGATCCTGCCGATCTCGGTGCTGCGCGTGAACAACACGAATACCACCGCGACAAGTATCGTCTCGCTCTACTGACACCGTGACTCCGTCAAACGTCGGACTCGGGCTCGGGCTAGTCTCCGCGTGTGTCGGAGGGGTCGCACGCGACGTCTATCTGGCGACGCCGGGCTCCTATGCCGCGCTCGGGGGCGTGTCCAGTTTCACACGGGCTGACGCGACGACATGCGCCGAGCAGTTCGGGGCGTCTGGCGTGTACGCGACAGCACTCGCAAACGTGCTTCGCGACGCGCACTATGCGTATTCTCCGACGCTCGCTGCCTTTGCACGGACGATCTTACTCGAGCCGACCAGGGCGGAGAGCGCGCACGGCACGACGGAGTTTGCGGATACGACTTACTGGTCGAACAGCGGGCCATTCACGCTCACGAGCAAGACGAGTTGTCTGAGCGGACAAACGGCGCGATTGCACACGTCGGGGTTCGCCAACTCGAACCGTCGGCAGACGGTCGGAACGTTTGTGAATGGGCAGACGGACTTGGTTTGGGCGATTCTCGAAAACAGCAATGCGCTGATTAGCGAGATCGCGGTATATGATAGCACGGCCGGCGCATCGTTGTACTTGCTGCAGTTGACGTGGTCAACGCTCGCGTTGTCGAACGCCGTAGGCAGCGGGGCTGGTCGGGGCGTCATCAATCTCGGGACGGGCCCGAACGGGGGGCAGTTGGTCTTGCTCTGGGCGGCCGCGACGGGCACCGCGTCGGGTACCGGCGCTGCTGGCCATAATCGAAATAATTTGCTGTACCCGGTCGGCACGAGCTCGGCGTCGCTAGCCTGTATCGTGCATGCCGCTGGTCTTGTTCCAAATACAATTTTCATGTCAACGCCGATCGTGACTGTGGCTGCGGGAGTCACGCAAGCCGTGGACGCGCTCACGCTGGTCGGTGTTCCGTTCGCGGGAACGCTCTTTGAGCACTATTTCGATGAGTCCACGGGGCTTTGGGCTGATTCAGTCGCGGCATACACGGCCTCGGCAGCGATCACTCCGACTACCGGGAAAGCGTACTCACACATTGCGGTCGTCGAGTCGTCAACGACGCTAACGGCGGCGCAGTGTAAGGTGGCGATTGGGGGCGTGTTCCCATGACGTTTCAGACGACGACCGTTCAGCAGATCATCGATCGGGCGCGCATTCGCCACTGGTCCTTCCGGGACCTTGTACTAGGCGATGGCGCGGTCCTGGCCTATCTCTCGCAGCGGCTGCGGACGCATCTCGCCGTGCACGGAGCCAAGATCGAAGGGCTCGTTAACACGACGCTCACGTACAACGTCGTGAACTCTGGCGGTTTGCTGATTGCCGAAGATCCCGTCACCGGCATTCCGCAATACACGACGACGTACCAAGACGGCTGGCCGCTCCATCTCGACGGCAACAACGTCCCGTACTACGACGATGCCGAGCCGATGATTGCGGCCGACCCGTACGGTCTGAATGGCGGCACGCCGGGCTTTCCGTTGCCGGCGGAAATGGTGCGGTTGATTGACGTCTCGCTCGTGTACTCCCAGCCGCCGGGGTTGATCATTCCCTGCGATGTCACGCGCGAGCATGGGCGCATTGAAGCGCAACCCGGTGCGAACCCGATTGCGTTCGTCTCAGGGAATCGTCTCGTGCCTCTCCTCTCATTTTCGGGCACGAACGGGAATCCGAACGCGTCGGACCGATGGATGACCGTGAGCTCGATCATCATGAGTTACGTGGCGCTCCCCACGCTGCAGGTGCTTACGGACTACTTAAACATTCCCGGCGTCTTGGTGGAAGCACTTGACGCTGATGCGGCGCTGATGATGGCGCGGCAGTCGAAGGCAATGAGTGCACAGGACCGATCCGGCTTTGAAAAAGATGCGTCGGCGGCGGCAACTGTGATTGCCTCGGCTGCGCTGGAGATGCTCAACGAGCCCGAGACGGGCCAAGTCCAGTATCGAGGCTGATTCTTTCATGACTCCAAAGCCGCTCGGGTACTCCCCGTCGAACACGCCAGCAAACGTCAATCTCGATATGCTCGCGACTGATGTGGCGAACGCGCTCGCGGAAGCCGCGGCTGCGATCGCGGCCAGCATCAATAACATGGTTAACGTCAAGAATGCGCCGTACAACGCGGTTGGCGACGGCGTGCACGACGATACGGCGGCAATTCAGGCGGCGATGCTCGCGGCGCAGGCTGTCTTCATTCCAACCGGGACGTATAAGATCACTGCTGGGCTTGCCTTGGGGTTCAAGGATCAGCGCATCTGCGGCGCGAGCAAGGGCGGCACGATCATTGTTCCGACCGGTGCCGGCTGTCATGGCTTTGTTGAGGGGTCAACCGGCGAGACGCGGTGCACGATCCAGCATCTGCAGATCGCTGGCGGGAGCACGACCGGCTCCGGCATTTACTTCCCGACGTTGCTGACGTACTTGACGAACATCGAGGACGTGATCATCACGATGGGGAGTCACGCCGTTTACATGATGAACGAGTTTTCGACGACGTTGCGGGATGTGTTTGTGAGCAGCTCGAACGGCCACGGATTCTTTCTGAACGGCGGTAACACGACGAAACTGGATCGGTGCTATGCGGGGGTCATTTCCGCTGCCGGGATGGCTGGATACCGCATCTATGGCGGGGCGCTTCTGTCGGCGTGCAACGGGCTGAATAGCGGGGAACTATGGGGATGGTTCGGCGCCACGATGGTCCCTGATGGCCTGAACGCGCAGTTCAATATCACGTTGCACGAGCCGAACGTTGAGGCATGGACTGGAATCGGGATACGGTTGGTCAATCAGGGTTACTGCACGATCGAGGGCGGCGGCGCGACGAACGTCGGTAGCTATACGTGCGTGGTGAGTCTCGAGACGAGTTCTAGCGCGTTGATGATGCGCGGGTTCAAATCGTTCACGTCGGGCATGTCGACGAAACTCGCCGACATCTTCACCAATGGTACCGGATATAACGTTTCGGCGGATTCCGAGATGATCCGGGAAGGATTCGCCAACATTGACGAGAACGGCACGCTCGGTGCGATGCCAACGATATCGATGCCGGTGAATCAGTGGACGCCCGTCCTGCGCGGATCTGTCACCGCTGGGACGAATACCTACGCCGCGCAGGCGGGGCGCTATCGGCAGGACGGCCGGCAGATTACCGCGTGGTTCGATATCCAGCTGGCCTCGAGCGTTGTCGCGATGGCGGGGAATCTTCAAATCGCTGGGTTGCCGTTCACGATGACGAACGCAGGACCGTTCGGGGATGGAAGTCTGACCGAGGTTTCTCACGTCACCCTTGATTCCGGCTACACGCAGTTTTCGGTTGAGCCGGTTGCTGGGCAGAACTACGCTACGTTGAATGAGATTGGCTCGAATGTCGCGACGCAAGGCGTTCCTGAGGCAAACATCGGGGCGACGAGCGGAAAGATTGTCGGGTGTGTTCGGTACGTCGTATCGTGAGGCATTCAGGATGACGACCACCGCGCAGATGATTCTTGAGGCCGCCTATGCGCGGTCGACGGCGAACGATCCCGGCAAACTCGCGACTGACAACGAACTGCTCGGGCGGCTCACGCGTAGTTATCAAGGGCTGTGGGCGCTGGCCGCGCGACAGCGCCCCGATGAGTTTGCTACGATACAGGCGATTCAGTTCCTCGGCGCGACAGTCGCGTTCGTGTTGCCTACCGATCTGATTGAGGTGCGGCGGTTGCAGAACGCGGGCGGCGCGACGGTGCACCTGATTCCGGCGGCCGAGATTACCCGGCTGTGGCATATCCCGCCGTGCGTGTACCGCACGGGAGGAACGCTATATTCACGCGGCAAGACCGGCGATCCTGTTGCTGGCGACATTCTGACCGCGTGGTTGCTCTTGGCCGGTGCTGTGCTGAACACCCTGTCGTCGGTGCTTGATCCAGCATTCCCAACTCGGCACGTCGAGATCCTGATCAACGATCTGGCGCTCTATCTTGATGCGAAGGACGACGGACGCGATCCCGAAGGGTTCCGGAAACTCGCGGCCGATCAGTCGATGAAACTCGCCGCGTTCGCGCAGGAGTTCAATCTCGACGCGTCAGCGCTGGAGTTTGTGCACGCGCCATCGACGCGCGTCCCGGCGCAATCAGCTGAACCGCAGCCGGCTGGGTGAGGCGTCGATGCCATTGAACGTGAACAGCTTCGGCGACGGCCTCGTGATCAACGGCGCCGCAGACACGCGCAAGGTCGGCGAGTTGCTGCAGGCCGACTCCGTCGACATCGGTGTGCGCGGCGCGCTGATCGCCGCGAGTGATCTCACGGCATATGTGACGCTGGAGGACGGTGGGAACAACGCCCTGCCGTGGTCCCGCCTGCACGCGCTGCTTCCGTGTATGCCGGGGTCACAGGAGCCGCAGGTCGTGGCGGTGGGGGAGGGTCGCACGGCGAGCCCAGGGACGTACTACCTGACACAGGCGTTCAACCGCGAAGGCGTCGCGAGTCCCGTGAACAGTCCGTCTCCGATGGGCGCGAACAACGCGGCGACGGAGGGGTGTGTCGTCACTGGCTACTCGTGGCCGGGCGCGTGGACCTTGCCGGCTGGCAACAACAACACCGAGCAGGTAAACGTCGCGTTCTGCAACCTCGGGGCGCGCGAGGGATTCACGCCGAAGTCAAATAATAACTTCGGACTGTACGTCCTCGTGCAGATCGTCGGTGATCCGGGGTTCGTCGCATTCCCGATCAAGCAGTTCAACGCACTCGGAACGGGTGCGGACGGTGACGGGACGCAGTACGCGGGCAACAATAACAACACTTACCTCGACACGGGATCGGCAGCGCAGCAGTTGTACTTTCGCGGCATCATCGCCTTCAACGATTTCCTGTTCGGGTGGGGATTCGATTCCTCCGACGCGACGAACGGCGACGGGCCGGCGCGCGTGATGTTCTGCAATCTCGGACTCCCGCTCAAGTGGGGAAACGACAACGTCGCCACGCAACCCGGCAATCGGATGTTCTCTGACTCTGACGCCATCACGCTTGGCGATGCTGGCGAGTTGATCCGCGGCGCGATTGTCTGGGCTGGCAAAGTGTGGTTTGGTACGAACCAGCAGTTGCATTACATCGGCGGGTACGGTCGCGATTCGTTCCTGACGGACGGTGCGACGCCGGTGCAGAAAGCGTTCAACGTCGTGGGGCCGCACGCGCTGATCGAAGGGCCGGACCGGAAGATGTACGGCGTCTGCGATCAAGGACTGTGGCGGAGTTCGATGGATGCAGGATCGTACTGGGCGTATGCGTCAAGCTTCGAGCCGATCTTCCGGAAGTTGCAGGACTTTACGGGCCAGTCGAATGGCCTCTGGGACTGCATCTGGACGGACATCACGCGCGACCCGACAACGTATCCGGGCACGACGAACCAAGATCTCGTGTGGCTCGTGAACGACTGGATTCGCCGGCAGGTCGTGGTCGGGATTCCGTTCTGCTCGATGGCGAACGGCTACGGCTACGGCCTCGACACGTTGCTTGTGAAGTACAACGTCGACACGGATGGCTTTACGCGGCAGTGGTTTCCCGGCGTGCAGTTGACGGCGGCCGCGTACCTTCGGCGCGAGGGCCAGCAGCGCGATGTGCGGATGATCGGGCAAGCCACGCCCGGACAGGCGACGGTGAGCTACTACGGATTCCAAGCGAACGCGAGCGTGCAGGCGGTGATGCCGACGATTCTTCCAGCGGTCGAGTTTGGCCCGTTCGCGCCGTTCGGCTCCGATGGACGTGGCACGTTGCGCCGACTGTATCTAACCCTGTCGTGGATCACGGCGGCGTCGTTGCCACTCGTCTTTCAGGTCGTGACGACGTGGGACGAAGCGACCGAGGATAGCTTTCTGCTGACGATTGCCCTCGTGAACCCATTGAGTGCGGTCGTCGGTGACTTGTGGTTGGATACCTCCGGCACAGACGGGAATATCGGAAATGCGACTGCAGGATCGATCACGCCAGCGTTTCCCTCGGCGTTGCTCAAGCAGTGGAACGGCACCGCATGGATCGTTCTTCCTCGTCAGGGATCGAACGGGACGCGCGCGACGATTCGACTGCCACTCATGCCGCGGAACGGAACGCGCATCACGGTACAGGTGCAGACGCTGACGGCGGCGGGACGGTTTCAGTTTGAGGCACTCGGTGAGAAGCCGGGCGCTGGGGAGGCAGCAGCATAAATGGCCGGCAAGAATCGGGACCGCGGCACGCTCGATGCGATGGCGCATCGGCATTACCAGTCGCCGGCGACTGGAGACGGGACGACGGTGGAGTTCGCGTTGCCGCACTCGATTTTGCGGCAGGATGACGTCGTCGTGTACGTGGCGGGTGCGCTGATGACGCCCGCGTTGCAGGGTACGCCGAACGACTATGCGGTGCGGGGCATCACGCCGGGCTACGCCGGCGACAAGAATCGGATCAAGTTCACGAGCGCGCCCAGCAACGGCGCAAAGATCATGTTCATCACGGCCGGAGGGTAAGCGATGGAAAGCATACTGCCTTTCGGTATCACGGAACCGCCGGTGACGACGCTTCTGCCTCTTCGGACACCGTTGACGACGGACGAGGCCGAAGTGCTGATTCGGTCGCTGGAAGGGTATCAGGAGAACGACTGCTTCCCGCTCCGGCACTACTTCGCGCCGGGCGTGTACGCGCGCGAGCTCACGATGCCCGCGGGCGCCACGATCTTAGGGAAGCGACACAAGACGCGCCATCTCAACATCATCTCGAAGGGTCGAGTGTCGTTCCGCGTTGGCGATGGCGAAGGAGTCCGGCACGTCGAGGCACCCTACACGTTCATTTCGGAACCGGGGATGCAGAAGCTCTTCTACGTCCATGAGGAAACGATCTGGACGACGGTGCATCCGACCGACGAGACAGACTTGGCGAAGCTCGAAGCGCTCCTGATCGAACCCCACGTCAACCCGCTCCTGGTCGGCGAGGTGGCGCCATGACGTGGATTCTTGTGGCCGCGGCGGCGGCGCTGGTCGGCGGCGGTGCGGAAGCCGTCACCGCGAACCAGAACCGGCAGAAGCAGAAGGGCGTCATCGGCAAGGCTTACGACACGGCCTCCTCGCAGTTGGCGCTCGGCCAGAAGAACACGCGCGAGGATACGGCGGAGGAGACGGTGCAGCGTGGGCTAGCGGGCGGTGGTGACGTCACGGCCGGCGCCCCAGCCTCAAGCACGACACCGTCCGCTGGTGGCGCGCGCACGCTCGGCGGTCAGGTTGGCAAGGATTTGGGCGTGCAGCAGTCGCTCGAGAAGCAGAATCTCTCGAACATGAACGAGGCGCAGCTGGCCGAAGTGAACGCGCAGGGCAACGCGGGCGAAGTCGCCGGCGCGGCGAACGGGATCAGTGGCGCGCTTGGTGCGCTTTCGACGCCGAGGATTCCCGCGGGCACGACGACTCCGCCGCCGGCGACCTCGCCGATCGCCGCCGCGTATGGCGTACCGACCGGTGCGCCCGGGCCGACTAGTTCGCCGTATTCGAACACCTACAACGGGATTGATCCCGTGAACCCGCTCGGTCGCGGGTCATGGGCGAAAGGTGGAAGCACGTCTGACTTCAACGTGTTCGCGAGTCCTGCGGACAGGAACCAGTAACCGATGCCGCGTCCCTATCAGGCTTCGCTCGGCGGGCTGGAAGGCTCGGGGATCTACCCGAAGGCGCCAGCCGCGCCGGATTGGGGGTCGATCATCGGCGCGCTCAGTCAGGGGGCGACGTCGCTGATCCAAAACGCTTATCTGCGCAAGATCGCGGACCGGAACTACTCGCTGAACGTCATGCGGCTGAACAACGAGATGGAGCTCCACAAGGCGACGCTCGAAGCGACGAAGGCCTATCACGAAGCCATGCTCGGAAACCAGCAGGCCCGGATCGCGGCGCCGGACGCGCGGAAGACGAAAGCGAACCAGCAGGCGTTTACGGATCTTCAGAGCGAATTCCCAGAGCACCATCTCGTTGCGCCGGATGCCGAGACGGGTGAAAAGCCATCGTTCGATCCCGACAACCAGGCGGACTATGTCGGCGCCCTGAGGACGGCGCGGGACGCGAAGGCGAAGGCCGATGCGGCGCTCACGGCGGAGAGGTACAAGGTCGACAACATGACCAAAGCCGCGCAGTTGCGGCAGGCCGTGCAGGCGGCTGGGATTGCGCAGCGGACCGGGGCGAACGCAAACAAGCCGCTGAGCCCAGCCGAAGTCGACAAGCAGAAGAAGGATTTTCTCACGCAACTCGGAACACTCTCTGGCGGCGACCCGCAGAAAGCGCGGGATATTCTCGCCGCCGACCCTGACGTCGCGGCGGCGGCGAACAAGTTCGGGGTGAAGGACTACGAAGTCGCGGCCGCGGCCGGCGCTGTCCAGGCGAAGGCCGATGCCTCGACCAGTCGGCAGGCGGGAACGATCTTCTCGTCCGGCATGGCGAAAACGCCCGAGGAGGCCGCGGGCATGGTGCCGCGGCTCAAAGTGCCCGCGTCTGGGACATCGCCCGCTGGCACAACGCCAGCGGCCAGCGCGGGCACTCCGGGTGCGTCTGCGCCTCCCGGAACAACGTCGTACCCGCCGATGCCGAGCGGGCCGGTGCCTCCGGGTGGCTGGCCCGCGACCGCGCAGGGCGCGAAGGCGGCTGCCCCGATCACGCCGCTGACGGTCCCGGCGCCCGCAGCGGTTGCTCCGGCACCACCCGTGAAACCCCCGATGCTGAACTTGAAGTCCATCTCGACGGCGAGTTCGCCTGCCGCGCCGGTCGCGGTTCCTGCATCTGCGAGCGGAGCGGCTCCGGTTGCTGGCGCAACACCCGGTCCGGTGGTCGCTGGGATGCCGCCCACGCCGCCGAACCCGTATCCAACTCAGAGCGCGCACTGGGACGCCGCGGCGAATGCGCTGCGCGCGCAGAAGATGTCCGAAGCCGACATCGCGACGAAGTTGGGGCCGCGCCCGAAGGATGCGGTCGTGCCATCCGTGCCGACGCCGCAGGTCGTGAAGCCCGAAGAGGACGACGAGGAGTAGCATGGACGCGAGCGCCCCGCCCATTGCGGCGGTTCCTCCGGACGATCCGGTCGCTTCGTACCTTGAAAAGTACGGGCAAGATCCGGTGTCGTCGTACCTCGAGAAGTATGGGCCGAAGCCGACCGCGCCGGTGCTCAAGCCGCTGAGGGTGCCGATGGCTAGTGCGGATGCGACGAGCATTTATCAACCTCGGCGGCCGAGCGAGCCCGCAACAATCCCAGAGCGCACGCCGCTCATTCAATCGCCACGGGATGTGACGGCGACCGTGGCGAGTCCGCAGAGCGCGCCGATTGCCCCGCCGGACGCGCAGGCGCTTCGCGCTGACCTCTTTCGGCAGTCCCCACTCGGAGAGGTTGACGCGCAGGTGCCGAACCTCATCGCGGGGGCTGCTCAATTTCCGGCGGATGTCATCACCCATCCGATTGCGAGTGCTTATCGTGCGGTCACAGCGCCGGTGCGCGCAGTTAAGGCGGCATTTCAAACTGGGGAAGCTGTATCGAAGTCGGTGCATGACACCGGTGCTCCGGCGCCGCCGTTTCAAGAATCGGCCGAGAACCTAATCGGGTCGAGTATGGATGTGGCCGCATTGACGATGCCAGTAATCCGCGGGGCGGGGGCGCTTGCTGACGCATCAACTGCCGACGCTGTCGAAGGTGCGCGCTCGGCAGTGACGGCGCCAAGCACACCATCATTAGCGCCCGAAGGCCCGAAGGACATGCACGCCGGCATTCCTCCGCTCCCGAAAGGTGCGCTGAACGATCTGTCGACGGCCGCAAAGGAAGCGCTCACCGATGTCTACGCGCCGATCCGGGACCGTGCACCAGAACTTCATGAGGCGCTGCACTCGGCGGGCGCCATGCCGCCGGTATCGGCTGGTCGCTTCGTTGGTGGCTTGGTCGATCGTTCGCTCCGTGACCTCACGCCGGAACAGCAGGACGTGTTCGGGAAACGGATTCTGCTGGACAACCTCGAAGCAGAAGCGGAACGGAAAACGACGGCGGCGGCTGACGCAGCCACACAGGCGCAGGCCGAGCAGGCGAAGGCGGAGCAGCCGAGTAAGTCGGCGCGCGATCTCTGGTACTCGCGCACGACGCCGGGCGGCGCGTTGCGTGCGCCGGCGGAAATGGAAACCGACCCGCTCATCGACGAACTCGCGCGCCGCGCCGAAGCCTCGAAAGTCTACCACGCCGATGCGCGACGGTTTGGTCCGACGTCCGCTGTGACGATGCGGAATGAAGCGCAGATCGGGAATATCGAAGGTATCCTGCAGGAGCGGGACGGACTGCATCCGGACGATATCTGGCGCGAAGTCGCGCGCCGGAATGAGGTAGCGCACGCGAACGGTGAGGACTTTGATTTCGGCGCGAGCGCCGGCGAGCATGGCGAACCGCTCGACATCGACCAGCATTTGCCGACCGCGCCCGTGACGGAGACTGGCGCGCGAGCGCGGATGCTGAGCGAGGCAGCGCAGAACTTTACCGCGCGCGCCGACGCGCTCCGGACGCAGTTGCCCGCGAACGTGGAATCGGAGCCGTGGTTTCAGCAGGCGCTTGATCGCGCGAAGATGAACGTCCAGGGCTTCAATGAAGCCGGGGCGGTCGGGGCTGGGGTCGATCCATCGACCTTCCGAAGGCCGTCGCTCGGGCTGTACATGCGGTTACTCTCGCAGGACCGCGTCAACGAACAGAACATCCGCAACGCGCAGGCGACTGCGGAACGGAACCCCGGTGCGACCGAGCCGCGCACGGGCGTTGCGAAGCTTATCCTCGGCCAGAAGCCCGATGTCGTGCGGCTCACGCCGAAGGGTGCCGATGCGCCCGTGCAGGGACCGGAATACACCGGACGCGAGAAGCCACCGATCCGGAACCTGCCGCCCGGCACGGCCGCGTCTGCGTCGAAGCTCATGGCGACCGGATCGGCGCGCGAGTACGTCTCGGATTTCCGTCAGGCGGCGGTGGCGGACGCGCGGGACAAGGTCGCGAAGATGCAGAAGAACGCGGTCTACGACGCCATCGCGAAGATCCCGAACGCGGAACTCGGCCCAGAGGAAAACGCGCCGGCCGGGAAGCGCGTCATCATATTCAACGACCTGCATCAGTTGGTCGATCCGCCGCCAGAGGGAAAGGATATTCCGGTTGGGTTCCGGCGCTTCGCGGTGCCCACCGAAGTCGCGAACGCAGTCGATCAGTTCCAGCAGCAGGTCCGCGGACAGACGGGCCCCCCGAAGGTGCTGAAGAAGATCGCCGGTGCGGCCACGCGCTCCGTGTTGCTGAACCCGTTGGTCGCCTATGGACACGGCCGGACGCTCGCCTCGACGGTTGGCACGGGGATTCCCGCCGACGCCGGTGCAGCGGAAGCGATTGCGAAAGGGGTGCCGTTGGCGAAGGTGGCGTCGACGCTGGCGCGCTTCAAGGCCGTCGACTTCGATGACCCTGGTACGGTGGCGCGCCTGCACCGGCTTGCTCTTGAGGGTGCCCTGCGCATCTCGCCGGATGACGGCGGGGGCTGGCTGAACAAGGGCCATCACATTCTTTTCGGACCATCCGGCATTGATCCGCGCGCTCGGTTGGTTGCCTCGGAGGACTTCGAGGCAGGGGCGAAGAAGGCAGGGCTTACACCAAAGGATCCGGCGTTTGCCGGGCTCGAGCGCGACTACGTGACCGGCCACGCGGGAAACTACGTTGGTCGGAACTCGGGGAGCGCGGCGCAGTTCCTACAGGACGCGGGGATCACGCCGTTCATCGCGATCAACAAAGCGAAGTACGGCACGGCGTTCAAGTCACTGGCCGGATCGAGTGGCGCTCCGCTGCCGGAGGGCGGCGCGCAGGTCGTGCCGCGGTTGCTGACGGCGGCGCGTGGACCGGCTGGGTTCGCGGCCGCGACCGCAGGGATCGGCTACCTCTTGTCCGGCCATCCGAATACGCAGAACGCGCCAGGGCACGAAGACGACATCGCATCGGGTGTCTATCACCTGCCAGACGCGAACGGCGTCTTTCATCCCACGGACCCCTCGAGCTACCGATACTTCCGCGGGAACCCAGACGAAGCCGCAAAGGTGCTGGGGCCGCATGCGAAGGAAGTCTACCTCCGGAAAGGCTTCATGGACCCCTCAAGCGCGGCTGCGTTGCGCATCCTGGAGCCGATCGCCTACGCCAAGAAGGGCGACAAGGTAAGCGGGACGATCAAGGCGGCAGCGAACGCGGCGCTTGGGATGGTCGGTCCGGCACCAGCGGCGGCGTGGGCGCTCGGAACTGGGCACGATCTCTACTTGGACCGCGACGGCGCGCTCGGCTCGATTCAGGGCGTGCACCTAAACGCAGATGACGGGATTCCTGAGCGGATCATGGCCGTCGCGCGGAACTTGAACGCGGGCGCTGCGATGGGGATTCCAGAGCAGACGCCGGGGGCGCGATCCGGCCTCGCATCGCTGATCGGGAACCTGAACCCGTTCACGGAAGCCACCCCGGGCACGGCGCCGCGGGATGCGGCGGACAAGCGCGACGAATCGACGTGGCAGCAGGACGTTGTGAAGCGTATCTATGGCGAGCGTGATCCAGTCAAGCGGCAGGCTGTGGCTGATCAGGCGATGCATGAAGCGCAGCAGCGTGGCTTTACCGGGCCGAAGTTGGAAGGCATCTTCACGAAGGCCGTCAACAAGGCAGGCGTCGATCGCTCAGATGCGGCACGGGAAAAGTTCCTGAATGAGATCAAGGGAAGCGCGAACGCGCCGGCGGCCGATGATCCGGTGGAGAGCTATCTCAAAACGTATGGAGGGAAACGCCCGTGACCGTCTTCCGTTCCGATAACGAGGTTGAGACGCCATGACCCTCCTCCAACTCGCGCAGGAAGCCAGCGGGAACCCGGAGCCGATTGTGGTCGGGGGACTCGTCGCGGGGGCTGGCGTCGTGCTGCTCTGGTTCGCCAACCGCTTCATGAAGATGCTCTCGATGGTGCAGTCGTTGGTCACGGCCGTCTTTGGCGATCCCAACAGTCCGGTGCCGAACGGGGTGGTGCGGAAACTCGAAGGGATCGACCACCGCCTCAAAGAGCACACGGGCCAGTTCGACCTGCATGTGCAGACGGAAGAACAGTGGCAGCGGGACATGTACGGCGCGATCCACCGCTGGAACGAGAACGTGCTCACGTCGCTGACAGATTTGCCGGTCGCACCGGCCGCTCTCCAGTTGCCTCCTCCTATCGAACGCCGGAAGAAACCGAGATGACGGCCCCGATTGTGCCGGACCCACAGACCGCGAGACCGAGCAAAGCCGTGATTGCGGTGAGTCACGCGGAGGTCGTGCTGAACACGATCCTCTCGAAGCTCGTGGCGCTGGTGGGGCTCGCCATCTTCTCGCACCTGACGTTCCTTGAAACCAAGAGTGCGGCCCCGTCGAACGTGCGGCTCGCGGTGGTTGCGGTCCCCGCCGTGCTGTGTCTGGCGATGTTGAGCGCGGACCTGATGACGGCGACGATCAAGAGCGTGGGGGGTGCCCTGCAACCGTTCTTGCCCGCGAAGTTCGGGGGTGGCAAATGAACGTCGTAGACATTGCGCGCCTCTTTCGGTTCGTGCGGGAGAGCGACGTGCAGAACCGTGGCCTGCGGGTGGAAGCGATCCAGCGCTGGAGCACGGGCGAGTTCGGGGATTCATGGTGCGCCGAGTTCGCGACGATGGTGCTGGACCTTTTGTTTCAGGGCGAGAGTCCCATCCCCCGCCTGAGCGCGGCGCAAGCGATTCGGGACGTGTGCACGAAGAACGGCTGGATCGTGGAGACGCCGCAGGTCGGTGACCTCTACTTTTACGTCGATGCCAACGATCACGCGCATCACGTCGGGTTCGTCTCGCAAGTCTCGCCGCTCATGGGCATCAGCGGGAATACGTCCGCCGACGGGACGAGCGACAACGGGAACGGCGTGTACGAGCACGCCATCACGGCTACGCATTTCGGGACGTACACGCGGCCCGCTTGACGTAGAGCGCATTTGTCGTACATTGTCGTACATGGAAAAACGCACACGTATCCTCACGGTTCGACTCACCGAGCGGGAATATCGGGCGGCAAAGAAAAAGGCCGAGCGCGTGGGCTGGTCGCTTTCGCTCTATACCCGCATGACGCTCCTCTTTCCGCCGATGGAGATTCATAATCCTCCCCGGCTCACCCACGCGACGGAGCGGAAGACATGATCGCGCTCGTTTGTGGTGGTCGGGACTTTGACGACTATCTCTATTTGTGTCGTAGGATGAACTACTTTCACGAACAACTCGGCATTACCGAAGTTTTGCATGGTGCGGCGAAAGGGGCGGATATGTGCGCGGCCAACTGGGCCACGGCGCGCGGGATTCCAACGCGAGCGTTCCCCGCTGACTGGCAGGGACTCGGCAAGGCGGCTGGCCCGATTCGCAATCGGCAGATGGTCGCACAGCAGCCGGATTGTGTGATTGCCTTCAAGGGCGGTCGTGGAACGCACGACCTCATCAATCAAGCTCGCGTCGCTGGCATCATCGTGCACAACCACGACGATCAGTTGTCGCATCGGTCATCCCCTCCTTCCTCCTCGGAGTAACTCCCAGTGACGATTCCGAAGTTGCCCTCCATTCCGAAGCTGACCGGGAATGGCACGCGGGACGCCATGTGGGTGCTCGGAGTCATTGGCGTGCTTCTTGTCGTGTTCTCCGCCGGACGGTGCGCCGGCGAGAAAAGCGCGACGGACAAAGTCGATGTGCGGGCTGAGTCGGCGCTCCGGGACAGCCTCGCGAAGCTGACGAAGCAACTGCCGGCGTTGCTCAAGACTGCGGCGACGGTCGATTCGCTGACTCGGCTTACCCGTGCACCGCACGATGCGTCGAAGGCCGCCACGGACACAGCGGCTGCGCACGAACTGTCGGCACGAACGGCGCTCGAGGCGGCGTTGCGGGACTCGTTGGCTCAGGTCGCGGATGTTCGAGCCAAAGCGCAGGCGCTGATCGTAAGCGATTCGATCGCGTATGCCGCCGTCGTTGCCGAACGCGACGCGGCGAACGCGCGGATCATGGCGCTGGTGAACGAACACGCGGCCGACTCCACGCTGCTCGCGAAGGACGCGCAAACGATTGCCGTCTCCGCAGAAGAACTCGCGGCGCGCGCGAAGGTCGAGGCGGATCTCAAAAGTGCGCAGCCTGGCGTCGCGGCGCGTGCGGTGCATGGGATCACGGCGGCTGGCGCCGGTGCCGCGTGCGCGGGCCTCGGCTCTCTCGCGAGCCCGTTGGTTGCATTGGGTGCTGGCGTATTGTGCGCGGCGGTCGTCGGCGTTATCGTGCACTGACGAGGGGGCTAGAGCCGGAGGGCATACTCCGGTGATTGGAACTGTAGGACGGGCGCTGCTCAACATGCCGAGCGCCCGCGTGTGGCGGGGACGCCACTCTTGACGGTCGAGCCCGGAATCTCTACCTTCGGAGTGCGCCCCTCGCGGTCGCCGCTGGCGATTTTAAGGCGGCGAGTGGGGCCGGTCAACGTCAACCGTTCCCTGCACGGGCGCAAGCCAGCGCGCAGCGTGACGCGCTCCCCGGTATCACGCTAGGGCAGAGGGGGAAATCCCCAAACGTCGAAGGTCGGGCCGCGAACCTCGTGAACCCGCATCGCGCCATGAACGGTCACCTGAAAGGGTGGCCGTTTGTGCGTTCCGCGCGCCCACTTGACAACGGTAAGCGGGTGCGCTACGCTTAGTCCATGCGCAATCCCTCAGACCTTATGCCGCAGGCCGAAGTCGCGCGACAGCTCCACGTCTCGCGCTCCGCCGTGGCGCAGAAGATCACCGCCGGTACGCTTGAGTACAAAGAAGTCGGCGGCACGCGGTTTGTCCCGTGGCGCGCCGTCGTGAAGTGGGCGAAGGAGCGCGCCGAGCGGGGCCGGAAGTTGCAGGAGTTGCTGTAACGGAGAAACCCCGCCGCCGCTGGTTCAGAGCGGACGACGGGGCGAGACGAACGCTGGCAGTCTAACCTTTTTCCACGAGACGAACAATGGACCGTACCCCCGAAGCTTCCCCTGCGGTGCCGATCGCGCCGCATCTGGCGTCCCGCACCGCGTGGGCCGCCGAGCGCGGACTGGTGCTTGCCACCGGGCCTGTCGCCAACCCGCAGTACCCGCTCCATGAGTACGTCTCGGACCTGATCGGGAACCGAGTCCACGAGGGGAACTGTGACGACGAAGACGGCGGCAAGCCGAGCCCCGAATGCGAGAAGTGCGTCCTGCTGGCCGTGCACCGCGAGATGGAACGGCTGCAGGAGCAGGTCAACCGCTACCGCGCTGCGGGGGCCATCTCGACGCTCGAGGTCACGCCGTCCGGTGCCGCGATCGACCGCGCCGCACGTCATCTGTTTTCGCAGTCGATCGGTTCGCTCTCATCGTACGGCCACCGTCAGGAGATGCGCGATTACGATGCGCGCTCCGACGCGAACAAGGCGTACTGGCGGACGATGGCGAAGGAGATCCTGTGCGCGGCGGCAGGCGTGCCGATGACCGGCGTATGAAGTCGTCGGCGAGTCTCGCGGCGCTGGCACCCGCGCTCGTTGCGGCGCAAGCCGACCTGAAGTCGATTACGAAGGACAAGGTGAACCCGCACTTCAAGTCGAAGTACGTCACGTTGGACGCGATCATCGAGGCGGTGCGGCCGGTGCTCGCCGCGCACGGTCTGTCCGTCGTGCAGGGCGGCTACGGCGACCTCGACGTCCAGCCCGGCATCTTCGGCGTGGAGACAACGCTCGTCCACACCTCCGGCGAATGGCTTTCGACGTTCGTCGAAGTCCCGCTCGCGAAGAAAGACCCGCAGGGCGCGGGCTCCGGGATCACCTATGGCCGTCGCTATGGCCTCTCCGCGCTCCTCTCGCTCGCGACCGACGAAGATGATGACGGCAATCACGCCACGCAGGGCGGCAAGGCCGCGGAGCGGAGGCCCGCAACCGCGAAGACCGCGGACGCCGCGAAGCCGAGCGCGCGCGTCACCGGTGCGATTGACCGGCTTCCGGACTGGCCCGCGCCCTACAAGTTCGCGAAGATGCTGCTGAAAGAGGCACCGAAGGAAGAACTCCTGCGCATCATCGAGTGGGAGCCCAAGGACGTGGCCAGATACGCCCCGCTCAAGGAGGCGATCGTGCTGGAGCTCGACCGGCGCCGGAACGACAGCGACTTCGCGACGGCCAGCCCGGCACTCGCGCAACCCAAAGACGATCTGCCCTTCTAATGCCGACCATGGCGCAGTTTACCCAAGACGGCCGCGGTCCGACGACGACCCGGGTCACGTTCCCCGGCGGCTGGCGGGACGACATCGAGGCACGACTCCTGTCGCTCCAGCAGCTGGCGACCGAGGAATGCGCGAAGCCCTTTGCGGACGAGGGCCGTGAGGTGGTGGTGGTGATCATCGAGCGGGCGCGCGAGCCGTGACCGGCGCGTTTCCCGAGACGTTCCCGGGTGCGTGGCAGAACATCCCGCTCGAGGTGCGGCGCTACCTGGCGCAGCGGCTGCTCGACAAGTCGTTGGCGATTCACGATGGGCCGGCGGGGCTGATCAAGTTCCTGTACGCGGGCACGCACATCCAGGGCATGAGTGTCGCGGAAACGTACCGGATCACTGGCGAGAGTTACTGGCCGTTTGTCGTGCGCGACACGGAGGCGTGGCTGGCGCAGCGCGCGGCGAAGTGAAGCGCCTCATTGTCCGGGCCATGGAGTGCGTCGGCGTCGCGACGTGGCTGTGTGTGATCCCGATGCGCGTCTCGACCGCCGTGTGCGTCGCGGTCATCGTGTTCGTCGGACTGCAGGCCGAGTGGCCGAAGCGCGAGCCGGTCTATCGCGCCAGGCGGTACGTCGCATGACCGACCCGACTGTGCGGCAGCCGGTCGGGGTCCGGCGGGTCGTGCCGAAGCATCCCGCCGAGCAGTTGGACGCGTTCGCGGCGCTCGCGGAGAGCCGACTGAGTGAATCGCTACTCACGACCGCAGAGCGCGCGGCGAACGCGATCCTCGATGCGCAGGGCACGATGGCCGTGTGGGAGGTTCGGGTGGCGCTCGGGAAGATCGGACTGCTCGAGAATCAGGGACAGGAAACGCTCGACGCGCTCGGGTTGCTGGGGCGGCGGATGGGATTGGTCGCGGCCGGTCACGAGCGGCCGCCGGCATGGGTTCGCGCGCTCCTGCCTGCCTCGCACTTGAACGTGAACACGCGCTGGCGCCGGCCGCAGACGGTCGACGAACGGGCTGTCCGCATCGAGCGTGAAACTGGCCCTTGCGCGGCGACAGCCGCCGACGTACCATAGGTCAATGCGAGTCAAGACGTGGAAAATCCTTGACAGGGGAGACGTTCCTCTGGATGCGGCGACGGTGGACTTCGCGTGCGTGCACTGCGGACGTGAGGCGGTGCTGCCTGTGGTGGGCCGTCCGCTCGCCCAGGTGGAGTCCGGAGTGGTATTCGACAATGATCGGAGGGGAATCATGCCGCGGCTGATTCAGTGCCGGAAATGCGGAAAGGTGCTCGAACTCGGAGGCGGCGGTGTACGGTAAGTTCTTCGCCAGCACGTTCACGGGATCGATGCTCGGGAGCGGCCCGACCGTCTTCGCGGTGTGGGGCTATGTGATCGCCAATACGGTCGGCTCGCAGGTCGAACTCAATCCCGCGTTGCTGTCGCACGTCATCGGGGCATCGGTCGAGGAGATCGAGGCGGCGCTCGCTGCCCTCTGCGCGCCGGATCCGAAGAGCCGGAGCAAGGTGGAAGAAGGGCGCCGGCTGGTGCGTGAAGGCGAATACGCCTACCGCGTCCCAAACTACGAAGCGTACCACGCCGTGCGAAACGAAGAAGATCGCCGCGCCTACAACCGTGAGAAGCAGCGCGAACACCGTAAGCGCGTCAGAGCGTCCGTCAATGACAGTCAATCGTTGTCAGCACTGTCAGCCAAAGAAGAAGCAGAAACAGAAGAGAAGAAGACGCAGAAGAAGAGCGGAACGGCAGAACCGCCCGCGCCGCCCGCTGATCAGCAGGTGCAAACGCCGCAGGGTCAGGTCACATTCCCGAAGGAGGGTGCGCAGCTGATCCGGCACTTTTACGGCGGCAATCCTGCCCGCGCCGCGGACGCCGGGAAGCAGTTGCTTGCGGCGCTCGGCGCTGGCGCGAAGCTCGAGAAAGGGGTCTTTGTCCGTGCGCACGACACGGAGCATCTGCGGTGGGCGTGCAAGGCCGTCCTGGCCGACCCGCCGGACAAGCCAGAACTTGCGGCGCGGTTCGTCCTGCTCAAGCTCCGTGACACATTCCTCGAGGTCAAGGCGCGGCACGAGCGGGTCACCCGCGCCACCGAGGCGAGCGCGCGGGAGGATCTGCTTGCCGAAGCGCAGCGGTACGTCGACGGGATCGGTGGCCTCTGGGATCTGATCGAGTCAGAAGTCGATGCGATGCTGGAGCCGGCGCAGCGCGGCAAGCCGTCACCCTCCCGGAACATCATGCTCGAGGCTGCGGTGCTGGACGCCTTTGAACGCCAGCGGGCGCTCGGCGACGGGTCGGTGTCAGCTTCGCGGCGCGCGCCGGGGGCATCGATCGCTGGCCCACCATCGCCGCCGACGCAGGAATGGCAACCCGCGCAGCCTGACTCGGGCCGCAAGACCGAGATTCCGGCCGATCTGCTGGAGGAGGAATAAATGCCCGCGAATGTGGATAATGTTCCCCGTGGAACGTCGAAATTCACGCCAGCGCAACGACTTCGCAAGCTGCAGGCGGACGTGCGTGTATCCGGATTCGTGGAATGGTGTCGGTCGCGCGGTTTGCCTGATCCCGTGGCGGAATATCGGTTCCGGCCGCCTAGGCGGTGGCGGTTTGACTACTGCTGGCCGGAGCATCACGTCGCGCTCGAGGAGCAGGGCGGC